CTGCTGTAGACAAAGCTGTGAAAGAAAACCCATCAAGTCTTGGTAGTATGTTTATACGGACAATGCAAGCTCTTGAAGATTTAAGTATTGGAACACGGGTGAATCCAAAAACGTCCGAGGTTATAGATCAGATGACCCGTGTATCTCCTGAATTTTATGAGAGCAAGGGTCTTGGTGATATTGATCCGTATAAATTACAGGATATGCCCAAGAGAGAAAGAAAAGAAGTTTTAAATGCAACAGAAGAATTGATATCAACTATAAATCAGAGAGCTGTAGAACCACAGATGCATGATTTCAGTGGTGATCCTGAAGAAAATGTAGCTTATCTTGCTGATTTGAATGAACAGTTCGGATTTACAACTAAAGGGCAGCTTTCTCAAAAAAGTAAATCAGTCGCATCTCTTGAGGCTGTAATGAAAAAACTCAATATAGAAAATCTAATGGTATATGGTTCTCCGAGAGAACACAGGGTAAGTGTTGAACAACTGTTCGGTGATAAAACATCTGGGATTAATATTATAGGTAAGTTATCTCCTGATAATCTTTATCATCCAAATGCAGTCGTCTTACAGGGTGTCGAAGAAGATGGGCAAAAAGTAACCGGACAATATATTATGCCATGGATATCAGGTGGAGAATCAGCATATGGTGTAGATGAAAGTAATTATCAAAGACATTTTGTACGAAAACTTGTTACAGAAACACCATTTATGAATCATGTAACACCCATTGACTATAACGATTGGGAGAATCTTGAAGTGCATGGAGATGTAAAGACTCCCGAAGATAAAATGAATCATCTTGAAAATAAAGCAGACAGAGAAAAAGTACCATATGTTCACTGGTATTGGGATAAAGAAGATAAATTATTCCATGCAGATCTAACTTCGTTTGGATATAACCGTAAAACCGGACAAACAGATAAGCATAAGGATAAATCAATTACTGGAAGAACACAGAGAGAGGTATACGATAATTATATTAGGGAGTTAAGTGGTGCCATTGGTAAAGTTGTCAGTAGAGAAATGATGGAAAGTTATGTTCCCGGAGAAGGATTCCCGGAAGATATACTTAAAGACCTTACTCCTTATGATTGGGCTGCGATATTTGAAGAATGATATAAATAGTTATGAGGGGATACAAAGTAAGGGGATTAAATCCTTCAGCTCTTGATACGGCTCAATTTGATGAGTCTAATTATGAACCATATAGTTATACTGTAAGGGGTCATCAGCCGCCAAAGTATGAAGAGATTAAAAGGAATGTACTTCTATCCAGCAGGTATGATAAAAATCTCTCTCCTTATGAAGTCCAGGAATACAATCGCGCACAGAATCAGGGATGGTTAAATAAAGTTGGCAGCGGTCTCATTAGCCGTGGATCATCTATCGTTCCAAAAATTGGTCAGGGTATAGGGCATGTTGGTGGATTTGTTTATGAAGCTGCCAATGCCTATGCAAGCGCAAAAACTGGTGATATTCAATCAGCAATGGATATTTCTGGCATATGGGATAATTTTGTCGTTGATATAATGTCCAAGGCTGATGATAAATTGCGTGAAGAATTGCCTGTTTTTGGTAGTGAAAAATATTATGAAGGTAATATCCTTCAGCAAATGGGTACAACCAAATTCTGGGCTGATGATTTCTTTGATGCTATTGCCTTTGCTGCATCAGCATATGCTCCTGGTGCGCTCGCAGGAGCTGCTGGAAAAGCATTAGGTTTAGCTGGCAATTCATTGAAAGCTTTTCAACTTGGATCCTCTACCATATATAATACTATCTCTGAATCAGGATTTGAGGCTCATGACTTTGGTAAGCAAGCCCGCGAACAGTACTCAAGAGAAAAGTTTGGACTTCCTTTTGAAGAATTAAATGATGAGCAGCAGTTTGAAACGAAACTTAAAATTGCTCCAAAGCAGGCTACTACTTTTATGGCCAATGCAGCAATACTTGGTATACCTAATTATATTCAAAGTAAGTTTTTCCATGGAGGATTCTCACAGAATGCACAGAAATTGAGGCGTGCAGTTACTGCTGGGGAAATATCATTAGCAGATGTAAACGTTTTCCGTAGTGCTCAAAAGAGTTTATTTGGAGGTATAGCATCAGAAGGTTTGTGGGAGGAAGGTATGCAGAATGCTGTTCAGCGTTACCAACAAAGGAGTGTTGATGGTAAAGCTTATGAAGGGTTTTATAAGGGCGTTGCTAATGAATGGCTGGATGGATTTTATACCACTGAAGGACAAAAGGGAATGATCCTTGGTGCTCTTATTGGTGGTCCCATGGGATTTCGTTCAGGATATCTTGAGTCTATGGGATTACGCAAAGGGATAACAGAGGTTGAGCAGTTCCTTGAAAATCGCATGTCAGCACTTGATCATTATGATAAAATCTTTGCTGATCCAATAAAGAAACTCTATAAAACAAATAATGTTCAGAAGACAAGGATTATAGACGGAGAAGAAACGGCAGTAAAGGAAGAGTCCTATGTTGACAAGGATGGAAATATGGAGATCGATCCTCTTGCCGCAAATAAACTTCTCTTTCGTACTCTCTATGATAAGTTTCTTTATGATGAAGCCATGGTTGCCAATCTCGAAGGGGACGAGGCACACCTAAAGATGGTCAATGATGAGGCCCTGGCCCGTAGATTCTTTGCATATGCTACTCTCCATACACCTTCAGGGGAACCTGTGTTTGAAGATGTCGATGAGGCAATAGCTGCACTTAAGGAAAGAGAGTTGCAGTTTCCTGAAGACTTTGCCCCGGAAGGACTAAAGAAAAAAAATACTGAAACTGAACTTACCAAACTGAAAGAGATTTATGAAAAAGTAGAGAACGATCTGTTAAGTATCAAAGACTTCGAGAAGGATGACATGCGTAAAGGTTTTAAGAATGTTGTTCGTAAAACACTCTTTGGAGAAACAGTTAAACTTGAGTCCTTGAAGAGTATGAGGGGTCTTGTTAAAAATGAGAAGGCTATAGAGGAGCTGGATATTCTTATTGGGGATTCACAAAGTCTTATCAATGATCTGTCAAAAGAAACTACCAGGGATAAGTTGTTTGAACAGTATAAGAAAGAAGTCTTTTACCTCAATGACCAACAACAGAAATTACGTGAGCTTGAATCAGCAGAGACCAGGGATGAGGAGGCTATCAAAGATGTGCAATTTGATATAGAAGAGAACAAGTATATCCAGGGTAAATATTACCCAAATTTTTCATTTGCTTATGACGTTGCTCCAGATAAGTTGATTGGTGACCTTGGTGCCAGGAACCAGTATTATTTTAATATTGGTATGGATGCCATGGTGGATGCTACTGTTGATAGTATGCTTGAGGATGTAGAAAAAGGAGAAGGTAATATAGCAGATGTTCTTAATTATATAACAGATACTCGCCAGGGTAGATCAAGGATCCGTAAAGAGGATGTTGATAAAGTCCAGGCATCGTTGATAAGTGAAGGAGAAAGAGTAACACAACTTATAGATCAGGCTGCAGAATCGCAAGAATATCTTGATGCTAACCCAGAAATTATCCCTGTGTTAAAGGATGGTTTTCCGGAAGATACGCCAAATCCTAATTACAATCCTGAAGAGACCCAACTGCATCAAGAAGTGGTAGATGAGGCGAAACTTAGGGCAAGCCAATTAGATGCTGCCAATAGTAAATATGATGAGCTGGTAGCTACTGTTGAGCCCAAGACAGAAAGAAAACGATTCAGTGGCCGGCAGGAAGAGGAGAGGTTCTTCCGTAGGAAATTTGGAGACAAAGCCGTTAAAGCCTCTAAAGGTATCAGTGATGCTTATAATGCTAATGAGAATGCATACTCTTCTATCGCTGATGTACGTGGTGTCATTAAACAACTAAAGGAAATCAAGCGTGCCTATGGTAAGGATCCACGTAAGCAATTACTGGAGACAAAAGAGTTCAAAGGATTTATGGATTCTGTTAACCAGGCCCTAGAGGATCTTAAAGCGATAGAGAAGAAGGTTGAGGAGAACTTTGCTAACAGGGCTGCCAAAGACCAGCGTAGTAAAGAGAATAATGATAGCGCCACATTTTTATCCATAGGTGTACGGGTAGATAAACAATCAAAGACGTTTACCATAGCTGATCCGGATATCTATAACTCTATACTTAATGCTGTTGGAAAGACATTCTTTAATAAAGTAATGGGTGATGCTAAAAAATCTGAGCGTCCCTTTGATGGTATATATGCAGAGAAGATCATAGATAAAATCAAAGAGCAAAAGAAAACGAAGGATGTTCTTGCTGTAATAAAAGGAACCGAAGAAAATAAAGGAAAACGTACTGCGGCCATTGATGAACAGATAACACGTATTAAGCAAACAAAATTTTACAAAGAACGTAGTGAATCTATTCATTGGCCATTTAAAAGTTATCGTCAGAATCCATTCAAGTTATTTGATCTTTTGATACATCAGATAGCTCCACCATTTATAAAAACTGGAGACCAAGTTGTTCCCTTGGATACTTACCGCAAGGATAAAGATGCTATAGCTCTCTATGATGCTATACGCAGTGGTGCTCCTATAGGATATGAAGGTATAGAACGTGATGATCTGTTGAGTATACTTGAACAACAGATAAATGTACAGTCTATTATCCGCCTTCAGGATAACCTTGAATCATCCAACAGGCTGATCGATCAGATAGAGACAGAGATAGCTATTATTAAGAACAAGAAACAGGCACCTTCTAATCAACAGATAATATCAGTACGCCAGGGAGTGATGGTATTGGGTAAGAAGTTCACAGATGCTAAGAAGAAGTATGGGACCTGGCTTTATTTGAAAGGATTATCTGGCACTGGTAAGACTAGCTTTTTTTCACGGTGGTTGACAGGTTCTCTGGGTCTTAAACGCAATGAGTATATTGCTGTAGCGCATCATCCTAAAGCAATGGATAAACTGCAAAAGAGTATTATGCCTGAAAAACCGGCTATCCTTGCTACTGCATTTACAAAAAATGACATTGATGATAATGTAAGATTAGTTGTTCTTGATGAGGTAGGTCGCCTGTCAGCCTCAGAACTTGGTCATGTAGCTGATGTTGTTATGGCAGTAAATCAGGGTCGTGATAAGCCTGTCTATTTAATGGCTATTGGTGATCCTACTCAGATAAGCGATAGGGATGCGCTTAGACCCGTAATTGCAGATCCAGGCGAAAGTAAATCAAGGATACAGGAATTGGATCCTCTTACCTCCATCTTTCGTACTAGCAGTAGTGCAATTTTATTTGTTACAGATGTTTTCCAGGATAATTTTAAACCTGTAACAACTCTTGTTACTAAGGCTACAGATATTATAGGCAAGCCTGCTGATGGTGTTCATGTAAGTTCAATATCCGAGGATCTGAAAAAACAATTAGATGTACACCGTGATAATAATCGCAGTAAAATTATTATTGTTACTAATGAAGTTGCTCAAAAGAGATATGAAGAAGAATATGGTACTATTGCTGAAGTTCTTATGTGGCATGAGATATCTGGTATTGAATACGATGAGGTATATATTGATATAGATCCAAAAACCTTTGAATTTGTTAAGAAATATAATGAGGCTGCTTATACTGCTGTTGGTCGTGCTAAACAATATGTTTTCTTTAGGGATTACACTGGTAATTTTGAATACTCTGTCTCTGATGATATGAAGATAGAGGAGAGTGAGGAGGATATTGATGCCAGGATGCTTGCCCAATACAATGAGAGACTTGAGTTTGAGTCGGATGTTCTTAAAGATATGATGCCCAAGGCTAAGGCCAGAACTTTTGAGACACGCAGTATAACCAAACAGGATGTTGAAGATCTACAGGAACCACAGGTAGAGAGTAGGGAAGACTATACTGATGAACCAGAAACACCCGTGCAGTCTCCGGAAGATGCAGGGGAATGGCTGGATATAAAACTCGATGAGATAGAGAACCATGATCCACAGTATACCAGCCATGGTCCCATAACTCATTATGGTATTAGTGGAGAACTACGTGATTCTCGTGTAAAGGTAGGATCCAAAGTTAAATATATTAAGGTACGTAATGAGGAGAAAGATCGCTATGAGATCCATGCCGTAGGGCAGGAGCTTCACAATGATGGTACTCCAGTGAAAGGAAATGTATGGCATCGTATTGCTGTCCTTGGTGAGGAAGAACTTCATAACACATCTCTGGGACAATACCTTTCCCGCCTGAGTGATGAAGCTACTGACTCAGATGGTCGTCACCTGTCTACAGGTCTTAGCCGTGGAACAGTAGGTAAATTTACTACCGAAGAAGAGGGTCCCTTTATCCTGGCTACAGGAACAGTTACTAAAGCACGGCCACTTCAGTATGATTATAACCCTGCGTTTGAGGATAAAGGGTTGGGTATGCTTGAGCGCCTTATGGATAAGGTTAATAAAGCATTCTCATACAGACAGAAAGAGAATCTCTCATATACTGTAAAGATATACAAGAATGGTGACCTCTTACCTAACAATGTTCTTGTACAGAATAGTAAGATTAAAGCCGGTGTACCCTATCTTGAGATTGAGCGTAAGACTACTAAGGATGGTAAGGAGAAGACATCTAAGTTCCAGTGGGTACGACTCAATCCAAGAAAGTTAAGACAGAATGATAAAGACATAGGCAATCTACAGGAGTTTCTGGATGCTATAAAGGTTATCGAAAAAGAGGTAGGTATAGTCTATGGTACTCCGGAGGTCAATGAACTTCTGCGCCGATTTAAAAGAAACTATACTGTTCAGGAGAACGAAATTGTCCCCAGAAAACCTTCATATACCTGGGATCAGTTCAAGAAAGATCGTGAACAAGGATACCTGGTAGAACTTACCGAGGATAAATTTAATAGTCTCTCCAAGCTGGTTGATCCTATTATCCGTCTTTACTATGGTCCTTCTGATGATGTAGAACAGAGGTTTACCACGGAAGAGGAGATGTGGGGTGCTGTTGGTGTAGAGAATAAGGATAATCCTGATGAGATATATGAATTTGTAGAGCTACCTGGTCGTGGTGAAGGTCGTGTTAAAATTGTTGATCGTAAAGATGATCAGAAATTTACCTATCTGCATGGTCCGGGCCTCAAGGAATTACATGGTCAGGCACAGACTACACTAGACTACCTTGCCAGGGCCAATGGATCTGTTGCTGGATATAATTTCCGTACCAGGCGTGTATGGAGAAAAGGAGGAAAGGGTAAAAGGAATTTTTATTATACCGGTGCCAAAAGCTTGCTTGCCAGTGAGACAACTCTGGGTAAATACTTTGATGAGATAAAGGGGATCCTTGATCAGGTTACCGAAGATTTTGAAAAAGAAGGAGAAGAGTTTCATTATAGTGCTTTACTAAAAGATAAAGACAACCATTACCTTACCGATGATGCTAACATGAAAGTCATAGAGGATTTTCTTGTAAGGGCTGGGTATTTATCTCAGGTAGACATTGATCAGATGCGGGTAGAGCATACTACTCCAGTCATTAATACAGCAGAACTGGAAGCTGTCCTTGGATTTGACAAGGAAGGTAATCATCCTTCACTTTATAAACCACTCGATTATAAAGAGTTTAATGATCTTGGTGAGGATGTTAATGGTAACCGGCAGCAGCTGGATGATTTACTTGTGAATAATCTTAAGGAGATCCTGCCTACAAAAATCAATATCAAACTTGATATAGCAAGGGAAGAACGTAAAGAGGGTGTATATACCAAGGCGAAAAAAACAGTTAAGTCTGCAGAGGATAAGCTTAGGGATATCCGCAAGCGTAGACTTACCGGGGCCCCAATGGAGGAGCTTGGTAAGAAGATAACCCAGGAAGAAGCTCGCAGGCTTGCACAGGAGATTATGCCTGATATTAAAGAAGAGGAACTGAAATTTGTTACCCGTTCTCAGATGATGCTTATAGCTGGACAGATGGATGCAGGTCATTATCTTAATGGTATCTTATATATACAGCGTAATGAAGATGACACAGTACATAAAAATGTCATCAGGCATGAGGTATTCCACAAGGTTTTTAATGAGTTTCTTACACCAGTAGAACAGCGCAGACTGACAAATGCTTTCAGGAAAGAATTCCCTGAGTTTAAAGACAAGGACTTTTATGAGATCGAGGAAGCCCTGGCAAAGAACTATCAGCTATGGAAGGATGAGAAACTTAAGGTCAAGGACGGTATCCTTTTAAAGTTCTACAACTGGCTCTCCAGGGTATTCGGATTTGTTAATGGGAATGTAGACAACATCAAAAGATTCTACAAAACCGTTGAATCAGGCTATTTTACTGATGTTAAAGGCTCTGCCATTGGCATACGCCGTGGTATGAAGGAGATAAACCGTAAATATGGGGACTCTACGATCTTAAACTACCGTCAGTCCTTGAAAGTGTACATGGATGCAAGGAGTATTATTAAAGGAACCTTTGCTACTCTTCTTCAGGAAGGGTTTAGCGGTTATCCTGTATCACGGAGAGAACTTAAAAGTATTGCCAGTAACTTAATAGAAGCTGATCTTAATGAGAATCAAACAATCTATAATGAACTCGATAAGGATAAGAATCCAGGGGAAGCTGCAGCTTTTACAGAACTTATAAATGCTCAGAAGAAAACCCTAGAGAATTATGATGAATTGCTTGAAGATGTCTATCCAAGTTGGAACTTTGATGGATCCGGAGAGATACTCGTTGATACCAACCTTACTACAGAGGAAATAGTACAGAACTATATAGATGAACGTGAGAAGGTAAACATCAATGACCATACCAGGGAGAGTGATGAAGTAAATAATGAGACAAAGCTTTCGGATGTAGTAAAGGACTTTCTTTCTAATGTTCCTATCGATAAAGGATACATGGAGTGGCGTGAGGCTTATATCCGTACACTGCAGCTAATGGAAGGTGGACAGCCTTATGCAGACAACTGGGATCAGCAGCTCCTGCAGGCATGGGGAGAACTAGGAGAGAATCCACGTTCAAAGGTAGTGGTGGATCATATCATAGAGGTTATTAATCGTGCGAAGAAAACAACGAATGAAAATGGTGCCCAGCTGCCAGACACTATGAAGTTCCTTGATGAGGATACATTTGTTCATCATACAGAGAGTGTAAAATCTATTGCCGGTCCTGTAGGTTCGCGTGTTGAAGGGGCACAGGTACTTAAAAGAGGAACAGGCCAGTCAACAAGAGGATGGTTGTTAGAACTTGAAACAGAATTTAATATCAGTCCTAAAGATACCAAGGCGCTCTTTATTAAACACCAGAATGAGAATGTTGTCAGGTCCCTGGTAAATAACATGGTGTCTCAGAAGAAGAAGAACCTTTACATAGCAGAACGTAAGAATGAGTTTGGCCTCTGGGAGATGGCATATATCCCTGCTAAAACTCTGGGTCCCAGAGATGGTCTGTCATCCTTTATAATAGATGGACTTGATGAAAGGTTCCCGGATCAGGATAGCATAAAAAAATTTATCAGAAACTGGATCAATCCAAGAGTGGATGAGCATCTGGCAAAGAAGGAATTTGTACGGGAGTTCTTACTCTATCTTGGTGCCGGTCACCTTGCAGCTACCATACCTGATTATAATGTTGGTGTTATATATACGGATATTATTGAGTTTTTTAAAGAGGATGCTAAGATTGTAGGGCAGGTAAAGGAGAGGATTACTGATGAAGATAATCCAGAAGAACAGGAAGAGATTGTTTACTATGATATTCATGATGCGCTGAAGAACAAAACAAGTATGGTTAACCGCATGGCTGACCTACTGAATGTCGGAGCACAGTTTATCCGGGCAACAAATACCCGTGATGTAAGTGGTAAGCGTAAGTATATGCACAGCCTGGGGTCACAGGCACACGATACAATCTTTAACTTCTCAAACAACAGGGAGTACAAGACAGGGAATATGTCTCTAACAAAACTTCCTCATACAGAGACAGAATTCTTTGGTGATAACATCTTTGTGTCTGGTTTGAATAAGATCCATACTATCGTGGACCATGATGGTATACGCAACATACAGCCATCGGGTAAGACTACCGGTATTCTATATAAACGTGAGGATAAAAAGAATTTTATATCCAGGTCCTTCGTCTTTGGTTTCCTTGATCGTGTTCGTCATTCTGTAAAAGAAAAGGAGAGGTACTTCCAGTTTGTTTATCCTAATGGTCGTAAGAATGCCATGGGTGCAGAGGTTAATGTACTTACTCCGCAGCAGGTTAAGCAGGGATTGGCTGCTATGGTAAAGCAAATAGGTAAGCGTAACCAGGATCTTGAAGGGACCCTTGAGAACTTTAAAATAGATAAGCTTACTAATTTTGATCTTCTTCAGGAGGTTATTGGAGATAGGGATCTCAGGGCTAATCCTATTAAAGACAGTGAAGTAGAGGGGCTTGTGAATAAAGTTTATGCTAAGTTCATGTCCCTGGCAGAACAGTTTACTGATGACATTATCACCGAGAAAACAGAGTTGCCGGTAGATCTCTCATCTTACTATAAACTCTCACGATTTGTTGATAAGGATTTATTCCCTGAATGGAGAAGAAAGGATCTTATAACAGACAATGGTAAAACCAGGGTTCTTGAGAAAGAAGCAATGTTTAATGTCCGTCCTGGACAATTCAAGTATGAAGGTAGACTTTACCAGGTAAGTAAAGAAGCTCTATTGCCTCTGGCCTTTGCTTTTGTAGCGAACAGTTATGTTAATTCATATAATTTCAATCAACTTTTAGTAGGGGACTTTGCACAGTTTCAGAACAGTACTGATGTGATCCGCCGGCTGGATCTGGCTTCGGCACCTGGTTACAAACCGTTTACCAACTCACTAATGGGTATGCCTGAGAAGTTTCGTATGGGAGTTATCCAGGATCCTATACGTGATACTGATGATATAGGTGCTATGCTTTCGGAGTTGCTTACTGATAAAGAAAAGGAAAGTCTTCCCGATTTACTGGCGATGTTTGAGAAGGATTTTTCTCCCGGTGATGGCCAGGGATTTATGTTGCCGGAGAGATTTGAGCAATTGCAGTATACCGGATTTGGTGATTCATATCAGCTTGCTCATATCATGAAGCCAGTGATATACGATATTAACGAGGAGGGTGTAGAGCGTGGAGTGAAGTATTCCAGTATTGTTTTAAGTGATCAGCTACTGGAGACATTCCCTTCCCTTGGTGTGCTTAGAACTAATATGCGCCGTGGTAAGATGGGTGAGGTTGTGTTTAATTCTGCCGTAAAGGTTGGTAACCCGCAGAAATCTGTCCTCTTATCACATGAGGACCTTTTGCGTGATCCGGAGTATGAGATAAATGAAGGTGCTGTCTTTGAAATAAGCAATATCAATTATAAGATACAGAATAATCCAAGGGCAAAGATAGATTCAGATGTTACTCAGCCATCACAGCTTATCTATCTGCTTAATATTCTGGATGCAAACAAGTCTTCTGCTGATGCTGTTTATAAGGCATTTGCTGAGATCATACGTACAGGTAATGAGAAGTTTGCCGAGAATACAGAGAATGAATCAAGTATACGTCAAAAGCTTATAGATATCCTTGGTGGTGTACCAGGTAATGAACGTGAACATGAAATGCTCACTGCAGGCTTAAGTCTTAACTTCCCTGCACTCTCTGACAAAGCGATCATTCATCTGGCATCACATCTAAAGAAAAATACCGTAGATCTACGGTTCTCAGGAACAAAGCTTGTCCTTCAGAGTGCCTATGGTGCCAGGAAATATGCAAAGGGTGTGCTTGATGAAAAAGCAGAGAAGCTACGCTACCGTCTTGATTCAAAGGGTGGTCTTTATGCAGAAGTTATTATTTCAAGAGGACTTCTCTCAGAGGAACATGAGTCACGGATACAGGACGCTATCGATAAAGAAAAGAATGCAGAAAATTACTTTGATACTCCTGATCTTCTTGGATTCCGTATCCCATCCTCAGAGATCCATAGTGCTGTACCCATGAAGGTAGTAGGATTCTATGATTCAATAGGAACAAGTGTTATCATAGCTCCTGAGCTTATGGTGGCCCTGCATGGTTCTGACTTTGATGTTGACTCATTATTTATTATAAAGCGTGAAGAACATGAAGGTAGTCCGGTGGGTTATCAATTCGCAGATGGCAGGTGGTCCTTTAATAAGAAGGGGGATCCTGAATCACCACAACGACTAAAGTATCTTAAGAATACTATCACTGAAAATTTGCTTGATGTTATATCATCACAAAAGAATAAACAACGAATGCTTTCTCCTATTCCTCTCAATCCATTGCGTGAAGAGGTAAAAAGAGTAAAGAAAAAAAGTAAAGGGGCCAGGAAAGAGACCTTTGATCTATCGAATATCAATGATCAGATGGAGGTTCATTCACAGATCTTTGGTGCCGATGCTGCTATAGGGATCTTCGGTAATGCGTCAAAGGCTTTATCATATATGCTCTATACTGGTGAAGGGAGAACGAATCCTAAGCTACGAGAAACAGATACAGCAAAGAAGGTTGTTATCGATGGTGTGGAATACAATCAGCTTACCGATAAAGACAGTAAAGGCAAATCTATTTTTATTGATATCGATGGTTTTATAAATGCATCTATAGATAATATACGTGAGCTTATCCTTCCGGCGCTTAACATTACCAGCACTACTATCAACTCTTATATCGCTTTGAGATTTCTGGGTGTACCTGCAGACGTAGCTCATAATTTCTTACAGCAGCCTGTCATGAGAGCTATGTCTAAGAAGGGTAGATGGGGATCAGAGAATATAATGACATTTCTTAAGAACAAACTTGGTACAGATAATATTGACCTAACAGAGTATCCTATTACCAATGAGAATATGCTCAAGGATATGGCTAAGTATGAGGATATCTTTGATCTTGAAAATGTTGAGATTACAAAGAGCTTGGAAGACTTTTTAATGCGTCAGATGGCAGTTATGAATCTCTTTGGGCGGGCACAAGAAATAGGACAGGATATAACAAATATGTCTTTCTTTTTGCAGATAGCACGGAACTACCCGGTGGATAAGGAAGGGATAGACAGGCAGATAGAAAGGAAAGAGGAGATCTTTGGTAAAGAAGTTAATGATGATGGAACCCTGGCAGATATTACAGACTTCTCTTTTGATATAAGTGAATTCTTTAAAGAACGTCCACATATTTTTGAAGCTTACAAGGCACTAGAACAGTTCTCTTCAACAATAGAGAGATCTGTCCATAAGTATTCCAGGTCTTTAACCAGGTTCATTCATGATGCTACATACTCTACTGGAGTGCGACTGGATTCACAGAGGGCAAAGAATAGGTATAAGATCCGTGACGAGTTTGTTCATTACTTGTTAAGTAACTACCTCTACACTGGAGAGTATTCTATTCCAGAGGCTCCGGACTATGTTAGAGGAGACATGGTGCTTACCGGTGCGCGTGCTTTTAATCAACAGTTCATTAGCCAGGTTAAGGCCCTGAAGAAATATTTCAATGATAAGAAGATAGATAGCCGTTTTATATCACATCTGTCTACTTATTATAATCCACTTAGTAAAACCTATGAACTACGATTTAGTGGTGGTACTAACCTTGACCGGCCAGACCTTCTGGATTTCAGGGAGGCTTTTCATCAGCTGAACCAGATAGACTTTACTTATCACAAAGGTCCTGGTATCTATACAGCCTCACTGAAAAAGAAACCAATGGCAGATGATGAGTTCTCTGAATTTCAGAAAGCTTTTGTTACCTATGGTATAATGCATAACGGTCTTAGCTTTGGAGCTACAAACTATAGCATGGTCCTGCCAGAATCACTCTATATTGAGGCGGATAGACTGATAGAGAATCTCCTTCATACCTATACAGCGCCGGAGAATAAGGAGAAGCTCCAGGGACTGATGGAACATTTCCAGGTGGAGCTTGCGATAAATCATGGTAAAGAGATACCTATTATTAAATCAGTAAGAGATGTTAGGCCATGGCCCACAGGATCAAAATCTGATGGGACCTTTATTTATAGTGGTTATGATGAAGGAATATATTATGATAAGCGGTTTTTAAATACTGACTTCGCAGGTGAAGTAGAAGAGGGTAATATGACCTATCCTAAGTTCATGCATACTCGTAACGGTGATAATCACTGGGTATATGTTCGTATCAATAATGCCCAGGCATCAGTAGTATATTATCAGCTTATTGGAAGGGTTAATCCTTTTAAACATTACAGTGTTGATAACTCAGTTTTTGAGAAGCCTTATAAAATCTCTGAAGCCTTTGGTGTTGTGGATCCTATCTTCGGTTCTCCTATAAAAAATATTGCTGTAAGGGATGTTAATAACACCTCTATAAACTTCGAGGGTAAAGAAATAAATATAGGAGATACTATCACTCTAACTACCCATAGTGATCCCAGCAGGCTTAATAAAAAATATGTCCGAGTAAAAAGCAAAAAGCTTAAGAGTATTACTGTAGAGGCTATAGAGATAGAGGATGTGGAGCCTATGGCTAACCGTGCCATGGATACTGTAGATAATGTTGCTCTTGCGATAATAACAAAATTCCGTATGAAGGCATCACCGTTCTGGAATGGACCTAATGGTAAGGTTATGATGCTTAAGCACCGACTAGGAGAATCCAGGGCTTTTAAAAATGATCTTAACAGGAATGACTTTAACCGTATGCAGGTTATAAAAGAACGTCCGTTGAGCTATGGCGTTGAGGTATACATTGACCGTGGTGAACTGTTTAAATTTCTGGGAGAAGCTGATGCCGTACAGCTAAATCTTTTTAATAAAAAGTATCTTGATAATGAGGAGCTTAAAGATGATACCATTATTGTATCTCGTCTCGCTCCTGAAGACCGTGCTGTACCTAATGAACAGATAGAGAAGGTAGCTGCTTACTTTGAGAATGACTCTAGTGTGACTGAGCTTTATAATGATATTATAGAGAGAACAAAGAATGAGGGGCTTAAAAAACTTTACTCTGCTGTCCGTAGTCGTGTTGCTGCAGCTGATCTTAAACTCAACACTCTGGCTAAACTCCAACCTGGTGATGGTGCCAGGTATACTCTTGATGGTACTGTGCATGTTGATCTTGAGAATTTGGCCGCTGCCGGCTATACTACCGTAGAGCAAATAGATCGTGTAATAGCACATGAGGTTGTCCATGGCATTACTTCTAATGCCTATTGGAGTGATGAGAAGTTCCGCGATGAGATAGATCAGTATTTCTCTGAGCTTATTAATAACGATATTATTCAGCAGGAAATTCTGAAAACTGTTGTTGCTGGTGATAAGGTTAGTATGCAGGGGATGAAGAGTGCTACAGAAATGCTTGCGGAAGTGATGGTTAACCCTGAGTTCTCAGAACTGCTTGAACGCATTCCTTATCCACAACAGGAGAATAGATCCTGGCTGGGTAGATTGATAGATAAGATACTGGTAGCCCTGGGTATTAAGGATGCCAATATGGCTGATAGACTCAAAACAGTTATTGTTAAGCATACTCCCAAGGTAGCAGCATTTGAAAGGCTTGGTAATGATAAGTACAGGGATGCATCAGGTAAAATCTATCAGAGCCGTGGTGATCCTATGAGTGTTGATCATGGAGAGGCCAGCGAGGATCCACAGGCTGAGCTTGATAAAGCTATCATGGATAACTCTAAGAAGTACCAGATAGAGCTTAATGAGGATGGTACAGAGGGAAAGTTCTATGTAAAGACATCTACCGGAGAGAAACTCAAGCGTATTACTGAACGTGCCAGTGGATTTATATCCTACTTTTTAAACCGTTCTATAGATCCTGACCTTAGTTATGCTGAATATGCTGCTGATCGTAAGTGGGGAAATATCCCGGAAGATCATAAGCTTAGGACAGATGAAGGGAATATGGAGACCAAAGAGGAGTATAGGGATAGATTAGAAGAGAGATCACTGGTAGGGAGAGTTAAAGGAAGTATTATTCACCTTAAATTGAAGGAGTTTTTTAATGAACATTTCCGTCTTGGATATGATGTTAACCAGATGCGTAAGGATATGGTTGATCTTGCGAGTGAGACAGATGGTAAGGTTACACCCGAACATTACGACTGGATAAAGGATACAAAAGTCCTTGAGGCTATACTCTATAATGTAGGGATAAATATCCTACAGGATGCTCCTGATAATGTTAAGGATCCTTTTGTTATGTCCGAGATTACAGTGGCCTCAGATGCTCTGGGATTTGCAGGTACAACTGACCTTATTGTACGTCATTCTGATGGCAGATATAGTGTTATTGACTGGAAGACCGGTGGCACCTTTAACACTCGTTATGTAAATGATGTCCTTAAATATGGTAACCAGGATATACTCATTACAGATACCCAGCGTGACAGAGCCAAGTTGCAGATGACGATATATGCTTTGATGCTAAAGATTAACCATCCTGAGATGAAGTTCCGGGACCTGCAGGTGGCATGGATACCAGGTAGATTCCAGGCAACACTTGAGGATATGGATAGATTTGTTCATGCTCCTAGTTACCTGGCTATGCTGAAAACATTTCTTCAGGATAAGAGTGCTCTTAAAAAACATGGTTTACCAGAGGATGTGTATGATCAGATTATTAAAGACAGTCCCAACGCTTTTAATCCATCACATTATTCTGACAAGGTATCATCAGAGCTTGTAGATAACCTTATTGATGCTACTAAACGTCCGGAGCAAATATTTAACGAGAAAGTTCAAGAGCTTAATATTCTTCTTGGTGGTAGAGAGAATTTTGAATCACTGCCTAAAGCAGAGCGTGCGAAGGCCATGGTCCTTTGGAAAGAAATAGCTACTATGCGTATCGATCCGTCTATGTCTCTTGATCTTACCCTACAACATGATATAGGTGGTTTCGTTGAATGGTTTGGTAATTATTCAGATGTACCTATGGGTCAGTTCCAAGCCTGGAATAATTATCGTGATGAACAACGTCATAAAGTCGATAAGATTCATAACCATAATTTTAAAAATTTACAATCTCTTATTGAACCTGTTCTTAAAAAATATCTACGTGGTAGATTTAAAGTACGAGCTTTCGGTAAATATATTTTAGCAGATATAAAATATCAGGATCTTTATGGATGGGCATTTAAAGATACTGAGATAGATGGATACTCCAGGGAGAGACTTATGCTTCCTGAAGATGAGGAATATAGGCTTCTTGATAAAGAGCAGCAGGATCTGCTTAATTTTCTTAATGAGGAGTTTAGGAAGTTTTTTGTTGGAGAGAAAGCATACGGTAATCAGACAGCTACAATAGATAGTAAAGATAAGGAATTATCTGTTATTGATCTTTATAACCGTTCAAAGAATGAAGGAGAGAAATTTAAGTGGTATCCTGGATGGTTCCCAAAGGTTATGAAGACTGCTGCTGAGGTGAATTATGAAGAAGGTGTACGGGCTTTAACAGGTAAGTCTCCTTCTGAAGTTTCAGATGTATTCGGTGGCCATATTGTAGGAGCATTTACTCCTGCATCAATAAAAGAAAAAGCTAAACGGAGGCTTACGTATTATGTTGAGGATGAGTATCAAATGTATGATGATCGTAATATGTCTCTCCCTTTCCGTTATCTTGGTAGCTCCAAAATAGATAATGCAAGGGATTATACTAAGAACCTGGAATTTATGTTTGATGCCTTTCATAAGTCCACGGTTTATAAAAAACATATGGATCCTGTTTATGCTGCCGGCCAAGCTTTAAAGCAGTACTTACAGATGCAGAAAGATGGTCGTGGCCAGCCTATGTTTGAGAATACAGTTAATTTCTTGAAAAAAGGACTAATGAGAGATATTCTTGGTAAACGTATGAGAATGAAATATTCTCGTTTACCATTACAGGTAGGTAAGTACAATGTCCATGTAGATAAGATTATTGAAATGATGATAGGATGGACCTCAGCTACGGTTATGTGGTTAAGACCTCTGCAGGGTGCCGGTAATGGTTTACATGCCAGTTTACTTACTTGGAGAGAAGCTTTAAAGGGGTCCATTGCTAATAAGTTTTTACATATCGATGGAGAACTTATTGATATGGAACTCCCTGATCGTAAGTGGGCTGATAAAATATATAATACTGAATTTTTACCTAATGTTTTTCTTGGTAAGATACGCCAAGATAAATTATGGCTTATGGCAGAGCATTTACAGTATCTTCCTGATAACTTTGATTATGCTACTAATCGCAGATTCTTACTTTCTACCAGGAATGCTATAAATGATAGTAGTTCTATGTATTTATTTCATTCTAAATGGGAAGAATATGTTTCGTTAACCACTATGGCAGCACAACTGCATCATCTTAAAAATCCTGTAACAGGTAAATCTCTCTGGGACTCTTATGAAGTACAGCAGGATGAAAATACGAAAGAATATGAAATTCATTGGATTGGTGGTAGACGGGGATTCCAGAAGAAAGGTAAAGGCGATGCTGCTGTCTACACGGATATTGAAGGGCTTACAGCTAATGAAATCAGTAAGCTTAAGAAGGTGCATGAAAGAATGCAGGGTGGATACAGAAAAGAAGAGGCAGCTAACGCAGAGTTATATGTTATGGGTAAGGCATTTATTCAATTTAAAAAATACTTACCACGACTTTTAATGAATACATACCATGGTAAGCGTTATGAGGTCCCGCTTGGTAATTACCGTGATACGGGTGAACGTAAGGATGGAGAAACGGTATATGAATGGGTGGCTAGGATGAATGAAGGCCGCTGGCGTACCGTGGTAAATTCTATTATGGCAGTGACTAAATTTGGTAATCCAGAGTATAAATGGGCTAACCTTTCCTCTGAGCAAAAACAGAATATCGTTGATGCTATTATAAACATTGGTGTTATGGCTATGGCATATGGTGGTTACCTGGCTTTCTTCCGTGATGAGGATGATGATGATACCTTCAAGAAGTGGTGGTATAATTATCTCGTTATGAACCTCACTCAACAATATAATCCTATGGATCTTCTGCATACTCTTGAGTCTGCATCTCGTCCAGTGGCTCTTGCACGGAGTTATAAAGCAGTTACAGGCTTTACTAATCTTTTAGTTGCTACGGCTAATCTAACTGTTGGTAATGAGGCTGAGGCTTTTACCCAGGAAGGGCATTTAAAAGGCTGGAATGAATTTCAACGCAGTATTCCTTACTTGGCATCCTATTATGATTTCATCAGTAAAATGGAACATAACAAATCTCTTGAACCATGGTTTGTGTCAAGGTTTGAGAATAAATGGCGATGATCACTCCTCTTCACTCTTAATATACTCCAGAGAGAATCCATCAGTCTTCTGTAAGACATGATGGACATACACCCCGCGAGCATCTACTTCTGTTTCAAACTTATATTCATGGAAGGTATCCTTTGATTCTACGAAATAATCACTGGTGTCCATGATCTCCCAGCGGTTATTTTCTTTGCTATATATTATCTGAAACATTTATGAGAAGGTATAAGTTTTTATCTTCTATGTATTTAATGAGCTTTTTGTAGTTAGTACACTCGTGTGTTTGCCTTAAAAAATATTTGTCGGCAGTGGGACTGTATATTAAAAACTGTATGTCCGGGATCCTTTCAACGTTTTCTTTCTTCCAGACGGTTCTCCCGGACTTAATCCGGAAGAACTCTCTTATACTGTTACATAGTACAGCATTATCTGGAAGTTTTGTATGATATTTTATATCAGCCATTCGTGGTCACAATCATAACATACATAATATTTATCGCTATACGAATGATCAATACCCGTTTGTACCGAAAAACATTTTGGGCATTTCGGACCTTGCTCTTCATTATATGGAGCTTTTGGATCAAACTCAGCTCCTGGCGGATAGAATCCTGACTCTCTCACAATTTTTGTTCTTCAAGTAATTCAATATATGGAGCTATTTTGTAGGTTACTCCTAAATCTGAAAGAGGTAACCAATCTATTTTACCATCTAAAAATTTAATTTTAAAACATAAACGCGGTTTTAATATAGCTGAAGGTTGTGCCATTTTAAAACCTATTACTTTTGATAAAACTCCAGGTCTAAATAAGTCTTTATGAGTTGCAATGCAATAAACATTTATTTCTTTCATTTTTTATGTATTTAGCGTTATAATTATAGCTCCTTCTTCAGCCCAGAACTTACCCAGGCCACTTTTAATGTGTGCTACATGCTTATCATTCTTACAGAGAGAGTCCATAATGCCCTTAAGAATATTATCTAAATCAGGTGTCTGTTCATGGATCTTACCATTTAGGGCCTCTCTTTTCTTCTTGGACCAGGACTTAGGCATTTTGATATGAATGTAGAGTGATTCAATTACTGATGGTAGATCTGCCAGGCCCTGAACATTAGCCTGAAGTCTTAAAAAATTACTGTAGCTGTAATACTTTTTCACAATTGGCTTCCATTTATCCCTCTGGGTCATTCTGGGCTTTGCTACGGGGTCTACATTAAAATGATAAGTCTCCATTATTTATTGGTTTTCATTATTTTTTTAAGTCCTTCATTTGGATCGACATCGGCCACATAGTTTGTTCTATAATCTCCAGCATCTATTTTATCATCAATAGCATCAAGAAGATTAAGAATTCCTTCGAGTGCTTCCAATTGATCTTTTTCAAAATAACCAAGTGGCTCGTTTGGTGATCCTATTATTATCTTAGCAAGATGTTTTTTCTGTTCGATTAGGAGTTCCCAGTCTATGTTGTCTAAATTAATATCATATCTCCATCCCATTGTTTTTATTTTTTAATTTAAATGGATTATCAATTTTAGTGTCTTTAGGATATATTCCATTAAATAAATCATATGTTTCTTTATTTGGTGCACTATGTAGTAATAAACAACGCAGTACATATTTAAATTTTTCTTTTTCATTCTTCCATCTCATTATACATCTTTTTTTCCTTCATTAAACTTCATTTCTATATCAATAGCTTTTTGTCTCATACTTACAGCTAATTTTTCCAAATCCATATTATTAATCAAGGAAGCTTCTCCGCGCATCATTCGTTGGTTTGTATCAATTAAATGCCCAACCGTAAGGATTAAGTGTTGGGTGATATTATACATATGTTCTATATCTTTAGTCATATTTTAAAAGTTTTAAGTGAAAAATGGAGCAACCCCCGGAACCTTGTCCCAAGAGCTGCTCCTGATCAGAAAATACTTACTCACATTGGCACTGTAAATATACTAAAAAATTAAATAAGACACACTAGCGATGCGGCAGTTTGTTTATTTTACAATTCTTCGTTCTTCAATCTCTTCTTGTGCCAATGCATTTACCTGGCTATTGGATCTGGGATCCTGGTCCAGGATAAGGTCGTATTCCCCTTTTAGTTGTTCAATGTTCATATAATGACATTCAGCTTGTACAACTGGATGCCAAACTTCTTTTATAGGTGAACCAGGGACATAATTATCCCTGGCCCACTGCCTGAACTCTATCTCCTGAGTTGCAGACAATTTAGCAAATAAGTCCATTTTACATACCTTTATGAGCTTTTGATTTTGGTTTGAACTTTGTTTTTGCAGCTGGTGTATCGAGTGTTTCCCAGTCTTCCTGTTCTTCTTCGTGTTCAACATCAACAGTTTCTTCATTATCCTGTCCATTGTTTCTTAGTTCACTCATTAAACTACGTTGTTGTTCATCGAATTTAAGAGGTCTTTCATTCACGCAAACACCTTCCTGCGTATATAAACTCACTTTATTGGAATCATGGTCTATAAACTGATACACTATCTCTTCGACCATACGCCCACGGAATCGTACATTATCTGCAATTTCTCTGAGTCGTTTTTTTAATGGACCAAGCTGTTCGCTAAAAACTTTAGATGCTTTGGATTTTTCAGATTCGATTTTCTGTATTTCAATAACAATATCTGATAATTGCTCATGAAATCTTTCTATTTCCTGGTTGCTGAACTGTCTTTCATAATTGGCAAACACCTTTTTATCAGCGGTTGCCTCCAGCATCTCCAACCGTTCAACAGGAGTTTTATCCTGGTAGATTCTCTCTTGCATCATACATAGATTACAACATAGTCATTAAAGTTTTTCACTTGGGCAGCAATAGCAGACTCTTTCTCTTTTTTGATAAGATCTGCAGCATCAGGAGAAAGCAGGGAGCAGGTTAAATCATCAGGATCAATGACAATCTCTATTTTGATAGTTGATTTTTTAGAACCAACAAAGAGTGGTACATGAAGAACAAATCCTTCAGGGATATTGCTATCAACAGCCTGGGATATTTTCATGCTGTGATTAGCTCTTTCATCCTCATTCTTCTCAACATCCTTTTCAACTTTTGCTTTGAAATTCCTCAGCTCTGTTACCAGTCTGGCAGCTTCTGCATTGGAATCAAATAGCGGTCTGTTCATTTTGATCCATTTGGCCAGCTTGAATGTTGTTCTACTCAAATCAGTATTTACACCTGTTCGGGTAAAATCAGGGTGTAATTTAAGCTCTCCTGTTACTATAATTCCACCAACTTGTTCACGGTCATTGGCAACAAGACAAATCGTTCCTGCATCTTCGTTGACTATTACATGAGATTTAGTCGGATCAATCTGCTCTTTACGAATCAATAAGAATTTAGCCGGTGAATTAAGTGTTCCTGTTATTGTAAGGTCATTTAATTCATGGATTTCTGCTGCTTGTCCTTGACGGATTTCCAGGATTTGTTGTCCTTCTGCTAATGTTACATTTACTTCTTTCATTTCAAATTGTTTTTGGTTTTTATTAAATTCTCCTTTATATGAATCTCTTGAGAAATCTGAACTATATGGCCATACTTTTGCACCTTCTTCATATTCACAGGAGGGACAATCTTCTGCCCTTCCTTCTTCATCTTCATCATACGAATCCCATTCATGATCACATGCCGGGCATTCATACTTGAAGAAAAAACTATAATATACTTTAGCCATTTAAAATAGTTTTTGTTGTACAGGTAATTCATTTGATATTAGCTTATACTCATATAAGCCTCGCTTTTCATCTCCTCTACGGCGCTTGTCTACTAAGTGTGAACCAAACCGTGGTTTACGGAGATGTCTCAGCTGTGCTGATATACTGGCTTCTGGATCACGTGTCACCATGGCTATTTCACCAAGGGTTCTCCAACGGCCATCAATCATAAGATCATAAATTCTTTTTATCTGTCCTGTTAATCGTCCTTGATCTAATTTAGGATTGTAGTCAGGACCATCGAATTTCATGGGTTCAGGAATCGATCTCTTTCTCCTGAATGTACTTAAAGTACTTTTCATTACTTATTAAAACTATTTGTTTTGTTTTCATAATAAAAGTTTAAAAATGGGGGAGCACGGGTAACTCCCCCTTTACCAACCCTTGTTTTCAACCTCTCCCCGCTAGTTTAAATTGTATCTATTAATAAAGAACTGTCCAAAAGAGTGATTGGCAGGGATAATAAGTGGTAAGTCCATAACCCCTGGTTTTTGCTGATCAGTACCAAGATTGTACAAATCAAATAATGATATTTGATATTCTCCTTCACGTTGAACTTCTGTATTAAATTTATTCACCAGATATTTCTCAGCCAGACGATTTATTTGCGACTGATTAAGTGGATACTCTGGCCTTGAGGAGATCTCTTTGGAGTCCCTGGTTAGCCTGATCATATTCAGTTCACCAACAATTTCTGCTACCTCTGGATGTGATACAGGTATTTCCTGCATTTTCTTGATAGTTTCCATCTCCTTCTTTCTGGTCTTCTCAAAATTATTGAGCCACTCACCAATAACTTCCAGCATCTTTTCTACAGGCACTTTGTTTGGTCCATATGTTTGTACCCTTTGATTGGCGCTCATTATGGATAAGTTGTCACAATTGACAACATTGGGCCCAAACCCTACCTGTATACCATCTTGATGAAATGCTACTGCCAGTTTGTAATTAAAAGCTGGTTGCCAGTCTTTAATTGTGATGGTATACAATGCGATAAGTCTCCTGAGTAGATAAGTTCCAAGGCTATGCTCACCATGTTCTTTAATAAGGGATTCGTTATCAATATATGATACTCCTGGTAGATCTTTTCTTCCTCCATCAACACAGTGGATGTTTTGGAGACTGAACTCCATTTTCTCCTGGTTAATTCTTTCGTTGATTTTGTCGAAGAGATCAAAATGTAAAATATCATTTATTGGTCTTCCTCCTGAATGTTTTTCACTGATCGTTTCTTTTAACTCATCGAGAGTTAATAATTCTACTTTGTTCTTTTTAAAGTCAAGTATTCTTGTTTGCGTTGCCACTTTTGCTGTGGTTTTTTCTTTTTTAAATAGACTCATGTGTTATTCTGTCCGTGCATTCTGTTACAGGACAATTTTTACAAAAATGATAATCTGGATTAGCCGGCCAGCCCATTTCGTCATACATTTCGATATAGGATACCGTCTTGCGTATACTTTCGTGTAGTTCTGCCTCTTTAGCAGCATCCCACTTTATTTTAATGAATTTATCCTCAAGCAATGCTTTTTTATAATTGAATACCCATAACACAAATAGAACTTTGTTATCATCTATCATGTTTTGAAGTGATTCAGTCATAACAACATCGATATGTGGATTTAATACATTATCCATGTGTCGGATGCCATAGTGATACATTTTACCCTGAATAAGATCCAGGTTATGAATATCACCATAACAGTATTCCCCGTAAGTAGAGTGTAGATCTGCGGTC